CTTCCACTACTGGAGAAATGGAGCATGGTGGAGGAAAGAAGTTCAAGGAGCTGTGTGACGCCTCGGACTATCATAAGCGAAACGCTAATAAGATGACCACTTCGGGGTTATATCTTCTTTTTCAGCCTGCAACAGAGGGTATGGAGGGCGTTGATCCTCATACCAAGATTCCATTTATTGACAAGTATGGTAACGCTAACGAAGAAGCTATTCGCAAATTTTTAATGGCTAAAAGAGAGGATAATAGAGCAGCAGGTAAGATGGCTGACTACATTGAAGAATGCAGACAGTACCCTTTAGAATACAATGATTGTTGGAAGACATCAGCTAGGCAGTGTATATTTAACATGATCAAGATTGAGGATCGCTTAGATCACTTTAGAAATGGTCATACCGAGAAAATAAGAGGTAATCTAAAATGGGCTAATGGTAAGAGGGACACAAGAGTAGAGTGGGAGCCTGCCGATAACGGAAGATGGTTTTTATCCTACAAGTTCCCTGATCCAAGGTTTGCTAACCGAATGACTATTGATGGTGATGGGTGCAAATGGCCTGCTAACAAGAGTAAATTCATTGCAGGGGGTGACCCCTACAAGTTTGATAAGACCAAACAGAAGGGATCAAAGGGTGCGGGTGTTGTGTTTTGGAAGTACGATCATTCGATTGATGGAGGCAAAACAGACTCTTTAACTTGGGATTCGTACCGGTTCATAGCAACATACGCCAACCGTCCTCACACCTTGGAAGACTACGGTGAGGACATGATAATGATGTGCGTTTACTTCGGCTGCGAGATGTTTCCAGAGATCAACGTAGACTTTCTATATAAATACTTTACAGAACGTGGATATGGAGGCTATTTGTACTTTAAATTTGACCCTAATACAAATAAGTATGCTCAACTACCAGGTCAGTACACTCACATCAAGCAGAAACAACAAATGTTCTCTGTCTTGCAGTCTTACATCGAACACCATGTTCACAGAGAAAAGCACAACGAGCTCATTGAAGAATGGAAAAGTTTGGTTGACGAGTTCACTGACTTTGACCTTGCCGTGGCTTCAAGTCTCGCTCTCATCGGAGCGGGTGATTCCGTTGCTAACTATGACGAAGAAATAGATAAGGCTACTGACATTAAAGATTACTTTACTCGATACGTTTACCCTGAATAACACAAAAAAATGGCAAAATTCAATCCTCCATTCGTGGACAAATACTCTAAGTCGCCCGTTGGCAGCCCAAGAGATTCAAAAAACCCTAACAAGGTAACTGATAAAGAATGGTTTGTACGAAAAGGTGAGTTTATCTATTCGCAGTGGCTAAATAATTTTGCCTTTACTCCATTTGTGGGGTCTTCTGAATTTTATGAACTTAGGCAGTATGCTCAAGGTAGACAGCCTACCACTAAGTACATGAATATTTTAGATCCTAAAGATCCTAACACGGGACTTAGGGCAGGGTTCTATAATATGTCATGGGATATTGTGCCCATATTTCCAAAATACAGAGATGTGATTCGTGGTAAACTCTCCCGTTTTGACTTCACAACTTCAGTTCAGGCGCTAGATGACAACTCTCAGATGGATAGAGAGTTTATTAAGTGGAAGTCTTACGTGCTTGAGAAGAATAAGGAATTTTTTGCATCACTCGATCAGGCTATGGGAGGCGAATCAGAAGAGGAAGGACTGCCTGACCAGACTATGATTGTTAAGCCACGCTCGCTTCAAGAGATGGAGATGATTGAGTCTATGGGCGGATACCGACTACCATTAGAAGCGGCAGTAGAAAAACTACTCTATAAGAGTAATTCTCTTAGCGAATGGGATGAGATCAAACTTCGTATGGAGGAAGACTTCATTGATTTGGGACAAGCAGCCTGTCAGGATTATACTGATCCAGTGAGTAAGATTCCAATGTGCAGATACGTTGATATTGAGTTTTTGATTGTGCTTGCCACAAGAGATAATGCCTACACAGAGATTACAGATTGCGCTGAGATTAGGTTTATGACTTTGACTCAGCTCAAGGACGAAGGACTAAGTGAAGACGAGATTAGAACTGCTGCAAGGTCTTACATACCTTACTTTAATAACCCTCCCTTTAATTCTATCTACAATGGTGGACTCTGGGATTGGTCTCAAGGATCGTTATTCCGTGTAGCAGTCCTAGACATGGATTTTGCTTCATGGTCGGTGGATAACTACGAAGCTCGTATTGGATCTTCAGGGCAGGAGCTTATATTCAAGATCGGAGAAGAAAACGTAGGCAAGGACAAGAAAAAAAAATACGAAAAAACATCATACGAGCGCAGGTATCAAGGTAAATGGGTTATTGGAACTAATATCATTTGCCCTAACTTTGGCTATCAGTACAACCAAGTATTTGACTCAGACAATAGACCTAAGAGTTCGTACTCTATTTACCGAGTATCAGACAGAAGTACTACTTCAAGATGTATTTCAACGCTTGATGATATTCAATTAGCAGTACTCAAGTTTAGAAACGCTTGGGCGAAGGCTAAACCTGCGGGACTTTTGATTGAGTGGGGTAGCTTGTCTGGAATGAACATGGGAGGCAAGAAACTTGAGCCTATGGATGTGTTAAAAATCTATGGCGCCACAGGAGACTTACTTTATCGTGCGGCATCACACGAAGGTCGTCCACTTCAAGGAGTGAAAGCTCCCATTGATGAACTTGGCGGTGGAATGGGAGTAATGCTTAATGAGTTTATCACAACGCTAAATACCCATATTGCAACACTTGGAGAAATCACAGGTATTGGTAGAGGTCAGGATGGTTCACTTCCTGGAGGCGACACCTTAGTAGGCGTAGCCAACATCGCTGAAGGTGCCACTCAGGACACTATGCGCCCAATGCTGATGGGTTACAAGAGAATCAAGTCTAGGGTGATGAATAACCTTGCTTTACGCTGGCAGTTACGACTAGTGGATGGTGACATCAATGAGTACGTACAAGGTAAGGAAGGAGTAGCCGGTCAGATGGTCCGCATGTCCTTTGAAGAGATGTCGGGTAGACGTATTCAGATCAACTGCGATATGATCATTGATGATACCCAAAAGCAGATGGCTATTCAGGCTGCGCTAGAGTCCATCAAGGCTGCTAAGACGGGTAGTATAGGTATTACCTACGCTGACTTTTTAGTGGTGATGCAGGCAGTAGAGAGAGGTCAGGTGAAGTATGCCTTTATGTGGATTCACTACCGTGAGGAGCAGGAGAAAAAGTATCAAGCTCAACTTCAAAAGGAAAACATGCAGATGAACAGTCAGGGTGCGCAGCAGTTAGAACAGATGAAGCAACAAGCCTCAGCTATGGAACTTCAAGCCAAGAGTCAGCTTGCTCAAATGGAAGGCAATATTGAACTTCAGAAGATTGCTCTTAAAGGAGAAGAAGACCGCAAGACACTAAACGTAAAGTACGCCTTAGAGATGGGCAAGGTTCAACCTGTGATGCCTGATGATTCTGCTTCTATGCCTATGAACGAGACACCTTTGCTTTCGCAGGCTTCGGCACCCGCACCACAAGAGATCGCTCCAGAACAGGAACAAGGTATGCCAATGATGAGTTGATAGCCTTAATAGTGCTAGTTCTCGATTGTTTGGTCTTGTAACCTTCAGAGGCGATAACAATCTTGTTGTTGTGCCCTCTGATGTGGAAGTAGAACTGTTTGTTCTTGCTCGACTGAAAGGTAACAAAGTCTTTGATTTTAATTTTGCTCATGGGTTGTTCTAAGAGTTTGAATTTAGTTATCATTTATTATGGGATTAGTATATCTCCTTAATCTGCACACACAGAGGTGTATGAGGCAGTATAGGTGGGTTAATTCTTCTGTCTAACTCTTGGTTTACTATTTGTTGTTGTTTGATCTTGTGAACTCTCTTAATTATGTCAATACTGCGAGGCAGACTATCAAGCATATCCATTACTTCATCAAAGCCTTCATTGTACATTGCTATAAGGTCTTCTCTAATCACGTAAGCACCCTCCGTACCGCCATAGCACTCCACTGCGCCCCTGAGAGCGTCTTTTCCCCCTCTGTGTTCATCTTGTTTGCAATCGCTCTGAGAGATAGTCCTTGTGAGCGGAGGGTACCTAGTGTAGAGAGTGTGGAATACCCATACTCCTTCTTATCCTCCCAACGTGCTACTGCGCCACCTGTGTGACCTACGTTAAATCTATCGTGGTCATTAATCCATCCACGAGCTTTCTTAGCAGCAAGTGCATCCTTCGTTCTCTTTGAAATCAAATCACGTTCGTACTCTGCCATCAGGCTAAATATACCAAAGATCATCTTATTCATCTCAGGAATATCAACTGCTACGATGTCGTGTGCAGTGTTTAGTATGTAATGGGCATATTCAGCGTCCCTAGCAAGTCGATCTAACTTCGCCACTACGATAGTAGCCTTGCGTGTATTGGAAAGCACCACAGCCTCCTTAATCATCTTGCGCTTACGTGAAGTCCCCGACTTGATCTCTACGTATTCTTGAATGATCGTACCGCCTTTAGACTCTACGTAACGCTCAATCTGTTCTCTTTGAGCTTCAAGTCCTAGACCTGATACGCCCTGTCTCTTGGTGCTTACACGCAGGTATGAGATGTATTGTGTTTCCATAGAAAGTAATTGCAAATGTAGTTAAAATATATACACAACAAATATTTTTTTCATTTATTTTGAGTGAGCGAGTGATATATTATCTTTACCCTATGGAATTCAGTAAGATAATTTCTCAAAACTTCCTTTGTTCTGGTGCGCCTACGCAAGTTGCAACCGTTGGTATAGAGGCTTTAGACATATCTGCTGGAACGCTTTACATCCAAAACAGAATACCCTCTGGCACATCTTGGGTGGTACAAGGTAAGTACTACTTCCAACCATCCGCGAGCGGCATAGCCTCTGTTACTGGTCTTAATACCGATAATACAGATCCACTTAACCCTATTGTAAGAATATCGGTAGATGATAGCACGATCACGGGAGATGGTACGCCAGGTAGTCCTTTAGTTGGCGCAGGAGGTGTGCCTTCGTCAAGGTCTATTAGTACAACTGCCCCACTCACAGGAGGAGGGGACTTGTCAGCCAACAGAACAATAGCTATTGCTGTGGCTACTTCGATAGCAAATGGGTATTTGTCTGCTGCTGATTGGAATATATTTAATGCCAAGCAAACAGCGTTAGGGTTCACTCCTGAAAACGTAGCGAACAAGACAACTGATCTCACTTCACCTGACAATATTAAGTACCCAACTACTCTTGCGGTGAGTACAGCAATAGCGAGCAGTTTGTCACCATTGGGTTATTATGGAGCTTGGCAAGATAATTTTACACAAACAGCTGCTGCGGACAATACTGCTTATGCAATGATTTATAGAACTGTAGATTTATCTAATGAAGTTACGGTTGTTACTGATGGGACCAATCTTACGAGAATAACATTTGCAAATACAGGTATTTATAATATACAGTTTTCTGCTCAATTACAAAACTTATCTACATCAACGGAAGATGTGACTATATGGTTACGTAAGGATGGGGTTGATTTACCAGCAACAGGTAGTGTAGTTGGCTTGGCTCAAAGAAAAAGTGCTGGAGACCCTTATCATACAATAGCTTCTTGGAATTTTGTTTTAAGTGTAGTTGCTGGAGAGTATTATCAGTTGATGTGGAGTACAACTAATCATACCAATGTAACTATACCTGCTTATTCAGCAATACCCCCTGCTCCATCAGTACCATCAATTATACTTACAGTTACCCAACAGTCAGGTATAATGTCAGGAACAGGTGTTACATCTGTGGCGACTGCGGGATTAATTTCAGGAGGACCTATAACTAATACGGGGACTATAACTACCTCAATGGATACAAATAAGTTAGTAGGTAGAGGTACGGCAGGTACTGGAATTATGGAAGAGATTACATTAGGTACAAGATTATCTCTTACAGCAACAACTCTTAATGTCTCTCA